AAGTGGTAGTCTTCGGATAGCAGACGCTGCGTCTCAGGTTCGATGCTGGTGGCAAAGAACTCTTTGATGCTGTCATTGATCTGAGCATTGCCTGCAAGGTCTACAACGTCATTGCGATAGCTTGGCACTACGTCAGAGCGCTTCTCGAAGACATTGCGCTTGATGAGCATCATGCCTGTGCCGCCTGCCCAAACCTCGATCTTCGTGTCTACACGCACAGTGACGGTGCCGACGTAATCCACCACGTTACTCACTCATGAACCTGTATTGTTCTTGAGCTTATCGACAGGTACGCCGCGATGCACAGAGCTTTCGACCGAGTGCCTGTTGATCTCCTTCTTAGGATAGATCCCGCACATCACATCCAGATCGTGATCGAACATGTGCAGCAGCTCGCCGGCATCGAAGCGGATGTCAGCATCAATGAAGAGCAGGTGGGTGCAGTCTGTCTTTAGGAACTGATGCACTAAGCTGTTACGAGCACGGGTGATGAGACTTTCGTTGAACATGAAAGACATGGCAGAAGGTATGCCTCTGGCCTGCAAGCCCATCTGTAGCTTGAGAAGGCTCTGCGTGTAGAAACCCGTGCACATGCCACCGTACATAGGTGAGGCTATAAATACTTTAATTTGCTCTGACATTTACTTGCGTCCTTGGTTGTGGTGTTGGTCGGTAGTAGACAATGCTGTGATGTTCCTTGCAATAACTTGACTTATACACAGGTGCACCGCAGCAGGTGGTGTCCCAGACATTATGCGGTTTGTCTAGGATATATCGACACTGTAAGCGCTTGGCTTCAAATAGCTTTACAGCGTTGAATTGTATGAATATTTCCGGCTCAGGTGCAGGCTTTGGTAGCGGTTTAGAACGCTTGCGAGGGGTAGGTTTAGAGGCCGGTCTGTGGGTAGGATTGGTAGCTGAAAAGGATAGTCCTGACCTGTGGATAAATCCTATGATGCTGTTTCTTGTGCGTCCTATTGTTTCAGCTATTTCTCTCGCTGTATGGCCTTCTTTGACCATCTTAATGACTTTGTCTTTCTCTCGTTGAGACCAGATCACAGACTTAATCACGGTCCCTCCTTCAACATGTTGCTATCATGGGCTTACGTGGGCAAAAACCTCCGCATGTTCTTTCAGCACCGATGGGACAAACGCATCCTTGTGGCGAACTAACCAATATGGGAGCGGGATTGCTTACTATTTTCCGCAACCGTTCAATCTCGTCGGCGGCCTCATTTGTAAGCGCATTAACATACTCGCTCGTATGTATCCGCCATCGCAACCGTTCTACAATATCCATCACTCATTTCCTTTTAGTGCGGAGATAATAAAACTTTTTACGGTGGGGTCATGCAACCCATCTTCTGCAATTAGCAATAGCGCCATTTGCAACGTATCAACCTTCTTCAACGCTTCCCGCAACCGCTCAATTTCTTTGAGCAACTCATCACGTTCTTTAATGTATTCGAGGGTCAAATCGGTCATTGAAACCTCTGCGTCTCACGCTGTAACTGTAGCGTGGTTATGGCACGGATCTGTGCCTCGATATGTTTTGTCTTTTGATGCTTTCTGCGAGCCTCTTTAAGCCTGAGCTGAAGCTCTCGCATCTCAGAGACTACCTTGGGTTTTGTCAGGCGCCACAATAGGATCGAAAGGTTTCGTCTTAACTTCTTTAGCATCCATCAACTCCATAAAATCGGTGAACTTGAGAATGGCGATGGCCTCTTCCTTGTCAGCCCGTGCTATTACCACTGGGATCTGGCCTGGTCGCGCTGCCTTGATCGCCTGTTTAAGCCATGTGTAGACCGCTATCTTTGCATAGCGTTTGCATTCAAGTAACCAGCGAGGGAGATCAATGTCTCCCCCACCGTCGCGGGTCTGTGTGAGGTTTCTGCTTGCTTCATAGCCTCTGTCTTTTAGGACATTAACAATATCACGTTCAAAGGATGAACCTTTAGTGCGCTGCATTTTGCCCATTGTATTTCCTAGAAATGATTTCTCTGACGCGCTCTATCGGGACCGCATATACGATGCCGTATCCATCGCTCTTATTTCCTCTCAAGACGGTGAGGAAATCCTTGTATGGTTCCAAACTGTCACCATTAACAACGCGAACAAAACCATCGCCAAAATTTATTTCAAATTGATAAATTGGCGATTTTTCAGTTTTCTTTAACATCGAAATTTGCTCCTCCGCCCCAAAGAAAAATCGTAATAGGAATTATTTCACAGTTCCCATTCTTCTCTCATTCGTAGTCCAAGAGATCTCAAATGCTCTTCTAATTCAGCAGAACATTTTTTTCCAAAATTAGGTGTTCGGCTCCAAGTTCGTTGAGATAAACTGAGAATATCTTTGTACGAATAGCAATCATTGTTTTGAATGCAATGTTTCAACCTTGCAGAACAAGTTTGCATAAATTCGTCAAATGTCTCGTTTGTCAGGTCCGAACTAAGTAACTCTTGCACATCTGGGCTGTACTTTTCAAAAAGAGACATCAGAAAGGCACCTCTGAATCGTCCAAGCTGCCAACCTTCTTAGGCCACTGCTCAGTGCCGTCTCTCGGCTTGTCTAAGCGGATCTTAATGAGACCACCGAAAGCATTCTCTGACTTCCAGCCGGCAATACCGATACTCTCGCCTGCCTTCATATCGCGATCCATAACAATCTCACCGCGTAGATCTGGATGAGATGAGGTCGTCTTTTTGTTGTTCTGCAACAACGAGCCTGTACCTGGCTTGTGAACGTAATTAGCCATTATTCTCCCCTAATCTTAATCAAAATTTCACTGTTAGCTGCTTCCAAGGTCTTTAACTTAGCGTCTTGCTGTTCTCCAGACAGCTTGGAAGATGCGATCTTCTCAACCATGTCGGAATAGTTCGCCATGAACTCGTCAGCATCGTTGCACCATTGCCAGACCTTTAAGCTACCGTCTGGGTTAGGCACATAGAACGGCCATTCCGTCTCGACCTCTTCTAGCTCGTCAACAAGCTCGACTTCAGTAACCTGTTTTGGCAGTTTTGGCGGTTTGGAATCAAAGTCCATAACCTCTTCGACGGCGTAATGACCGAGTATGCAAGCAGGGTATACCGCACGCACACCTTCAGACACGACACGCGCCTTGAGCATGGCTCTAGGATATTTCTTCCAGTTGTCCTTGGTTGCCAAGCCGATAGAAGTAGCTTGCTTCATCGTCCATGCAAGCGTGAGAGATCCACCGGCAGGATGTGAGAACGTCATCTCAACCTTTTCGTCGGTGTAGGTGTCGTATTGCACTTTGCCACCGGCTTGCTGGAAGCGTGCTAGGATGGCCTGAGACTTGAGAGCAGGTCGGCCTTGGATAATGTCGTATTCTTGAACGACGGTGCCAGGGTGCTTGTTCTCAGCCTGTGCTACGATCATCACGGCCATGACCTGAGAGATGTCAGTGAAGCCGTAGAACTTGGACTTCACGATAGCCTCAGCCATGCGTTGCTGATCTTGGAATGGTACTAAATCGTTACTCATGCTGCGTTTTTTCCTCTCATTAAAGGCGTCGTAACAGCCTTCATAGGTTCCATGTTTAGTTTTCGTAAACGGTACCAAATTACATTTTTGCTTAAACCTGAAATTTCTGACCACTCGATCATGGTTTTTCCCTCAATCAAAACATTGTTCGATTTGTTACGATTATTTTCTTTATGCGTAGCCCATCGACAATTTGAAAGTTCATATCCTTTGTCGTTGTCAATTCGATCCAAACAACGACCGTTTGCGTATCCCATGTCTTCGAAAAAACCCTCGAAACTCATCCACTTATTGCAAACATTTATGCCGCGACCGCCATATTGAACATAATTTATGGCTGTTGGATTTAAACAACGCTTTTTCATTGTTTGCCAAATTCCATATTCGCGAGTTCCGTGCATCCCGTGGGTTTTTCCGTATCGTGCCATGTTCTAACCTTTCAAAAGAAACCTTCTGCTGCCTGGCTTTTCAACCACAAATTGATCGTAGATGTCTGGCATTGCTTGCTTGAATAGATCCTTGTCGAAGCTCTTGCTTGATTTGGCTTGCTTCCATGTTACCAAAACCTCGTTGTAGGGCGTAATCAGCTCAGACTTATTTCGCATATAGTTCTGAATGTAGACTTGGAATGAACCTTCTTGTTCTTCCAGTTCCTTGATAGCTGATTTTATCCTTTTCAGGCTAGCAATCGCGTTCTCGACCGCAGCGGTAGAAACGACAGCCTCATCAGTAGCCTTGGAATAGAGCATCTTGGCTTGCTCGACCGTCTCAGCGTCGGGCAGATCCCCAGTGTGTGCCAATGCCCACCATTTAGCGGCTTGCTGAATAAAATCAGCCTTCATTTCTTCCGTGACTTCGATCTTCCAGTACCGGAACCTTTGGCCCCCGAAGAGGACCGCGAACCAGATGTGAGGCTTTCCGAAAACTGTTGCCTCATGGATGCACTGGATAAGGTCTGGTGTAGGTAGCTTGAGGC